CTCTTTCACTTCCTTGAAGCCGCGATGGTCAGACCATCCGTCAACCTGGAAATAGACCCGATGGGATTTCTTGCAGGTCACATCATCCTGAAAGTTATACTCATCTCCGAGCGTCACATACGGATATGCGGCCTCAAGCGGTGGCATGTCATACACACCACTGCCCACGATGTCAGTCAGGGCGGTGAATGCCAGGAGCCGGTTATAGACGGCAACCTGCAAACTATTGCTGAGTGAAGCCATTATTTGCCTCTGGCCTTTCTGACCGCTTTATTGATTGCATCCCGAACACGGCGCTTCGCTTTCCGCTGCATGCCTCGCCACGTGGGGAAGATATGCGGCTGTTTCGCTGTGCCTGGGTGACGGGTGCCGGGTGCTGCGCCCTTGTTGATGTGAGGCTTGGTGCCGAACTCAAGAAAGCGCCAGATGTATTCCGCGTAAACGGCGGTTGCATCAGGGGCTTTTGATCGGACCTGACCGATGCCGATCTGTCCTATATTATCCCGCTGTAAGCCGCCCTTGATGCTGGCCCTGTACTTTCCTGCTTGTATTGGCTTGCCAGTGATGGGATCGGTTGCGGGGCCGATTGGTGCTTTCGCGGCTATGGCGTCGGCGGCTTCTTTCGCAATCTGCAACTTTGCTTCAGCTGCGTTTTTCTCTGCGTCGGGAACCAACTGGCGCAACCGTCTGTTCAGCGTCTCGCGCCCCTGTATTGTCGCCTTGATCGCCATGAGCCTCGCCCTTGCGTGGTGTGTTGATCCGTTCGATCTTTCCTTGAGCTTCCGCCATATCAGCGCATCGCGTGGTGACGTTGCCGGTAAAGCCTGCGGGATATCGTTGCGTGACGGCTGCCGTTGCAGGGAAGTTGAAAACCTCTTTGAACCGAACCCAAGGCATAGCTTGCTCCTTAGATGGTCACGCCGCTTTCCGCCGTGACTTCCAGAAACTTCCGGTCGTCCGTCGGGACAATGGCGCGAATGTTGTACTTTGTTCCAGTGCGCGTATCGCGCATGACGGTATCGGTCTTGATCAGCCGCGTTCGCTCGTTTCGCCGGATCGTGGCGACGATGGGCTGCTTTCCGTCCAGTCTGGCAGCAAGAACGACTTCACCGCCGCGTAGAAACCGGAAATGTGCCCGTGTGGTGATGGTCTCCGGAACCTGATCGTAACCGCCTTGGCCGTCTGGCTGGTTGGTCATGATGTCAAAGGCGACCGCCTGATTGAGGTCACCTGGTCGAATGTTTGCCATGGTCGCCTCAGATCGCCACAGGATCGCGAAGTTGATAGAGGATGGAAGATACTGGCTTGGGAAGCGTTCCGCGCTCGTAGCTGTCGTCTGTGCCTTGATCCGGGGCATTGTAGAGATAGCCAACCAGCATGATTGTCGCGACCTTCAGCCGGGGATCGGTTGCGTTCTTGTCCGCGTCCGTCACTTCCGAGATGCGAGACCCGATGTACGCGGCAACACGCTCAGATGCGGCAGCAATCAGCATCTCAAACTGTGCATTGTCCTCGGTTGCTTCCACATCGAAATGCAGGCCCTGCTTGGCTTCTGAGACGGTGACGAAATTGTAAGCCATCATTCACCGCCCTTCGGGATAGTGACCCGAATTGGCCCAGATTTGGCCGCTGGCTCGATTTTACCGTCTCTGCCATCTCTGCCCTTCTTAACTGCCAAACGCCAGCCCTTGGCGCTGTCTGGCTTTTCTGCCGTGATTTCCTGCGCGATCCAGAAGCTGCCGCCCCACGTCACGCCGTCGCCGGGTTCGTAGGTCTTACCTTCCGAGAAAACGCCGCGGTCGATCACGACGGGAAGAACCAGGGGAAATTCCTTGCTCTGTTCGCCGCGAACGAATTTCAGCGTTACCGTTTTTTCCCCGTCGTATTCGACAGACAGATCATCAAAGCCAAGGCCGTCGGCACCTGGCTTGCCATCATCACCGACAACATTGCCCAGTTCCTTTGTCTCACCGTTCGAGAAAGTCAGCACGAGCTTGTTTTCCCGGTCGATTAAAGCGCTTTTGACGCTGATTGGTTCCGGTCGGTCGAGCAGTTCAGTCACGCGCTTTTCCAGCGCTTCGATACGGTCATCATAGGTTTCAAATGATCGATCGACATACGATTTGACCGCTTCGAACCCTTCATCGAATAGCTTCTGTAGGTCCATCATGCGGCCTTTCGTGTGTTTCGCTGTCCAGCGAACAGCGCCTTAACGGCAACGGTCGAAATGTGCTTCTGTTCGGGTTCAGGGGGCGGTTCAGGCGGTGCAGGTGGCGTGTCATTCGTTGACTTGCCGAACGGATCATCCTTGGCATCACGCTTGGCGAGGGCTTCAAGGCTGTAATTCTGCTGTTGCACCATCGGGCTGTCGCCGCCAGCGGTTGGCGCATAGCCCAACTTCCTGCGCTGCTCGTTCGGTGTCAGGATGCCTTTGGACTTGTCCATGGCTTCCATCTGGGAAACCGTATCCATGCGGAACAGGTTATCGATATCGAGTTCCGTCCCCAGCCTGTCGCCCATGCCCAAGCCTTCATCAAGGCAAAGCTCGATGCTTTCGATGAGGATTTGCAGGCACTGCGAATAGTATTCGAGGTTCAGGCTTTCGATACCGGTGTTCGCCGGGATTTCACCAATTCCTACCTTGTAGGGCGGCACGTGATAGACCGAACAAACAACCGTTGCAGACCATTTCAACTGTTCGATCAGCTGCGCGTCAACGGCCTTTGCCTTCATCGGATCATATTTCAGACCATCGCCAAGAACGGCAATTCGGCCCGCATTTTTGCCCGTGAACTCGGTTTCCCAGTGCTTTTTGATGCGTTCTGCGGTCTCCGGCTGGATTTCGTTATCCGTGGAGAGAATGCCGCCTGGCTGCGCACCGTTCTGGAAGAACGCGGTACTGTCGTTCTGGATGGCAAGGCCCTGCATGGCAGCCAAACCGCCCGCGAAGATCGGTGACGTGCCAACCAGTGGATGGAAAATGGTGTTGAAACGGTCGTGAATGATCTCGCGGGCCGGAACCCGCACCGACGCCGGAAAGCCTACAAGCGCATCCGTCGACAGGTCATAGAACACGCTGCCATCATCAGCGATCAGCGGCGTGACCAGCATCGGGTCAAGAACGTCCATCCTGACGACATCGCCGTTCGCATTGCGATGCTTGAGGATATAGGCATTTCCGGTCTGAAGCTTCGACGTTACCCAGCTTTCAACGAACTGGATACGGTTCTGATAGTGGTTCGGCTTGTTCAGAACGGCAGAGAACGGATTGCGCTTGATTTCGGTCCAGATGCCCGGTTCATCCTCGCGCATCAGCTTAATGCGAAGCTTGGCGATATCGCTGGCAATTAGGGTCTTACAGGCAAAATCCGCATGGTATGACAGAACACTATCGAATTTCACTTCGACATTTCGCTGCCATGCACCGGAAAAGCTCTCCAGAATTGACCACCATCCGCGCCGACCACGCACAACCGGGCCGACAGACTTTTTCTCGCGGCGTGTGAGTGAACCGAGCAAGCCCATTATTTCGCGTCCTTTGCCTCGGCAATCTTTGCCTTGAGTGTCGCAGCGTCCCAGCCGTTAAAGGCTCGCTTTCCGACGATTTCCTGATATTCCTTGCGAAGCGCGGCCATATCATCGACAGGCTTTCGCGCCTTCGGTTCCGGTGCGGTCCCCTTATTGCCGAGTTTGCCCAGAATGGTCGCGTAACGCGGGTCTTGAGCCTGCAAGGCGCGGGTCATGTATGACTGTGATTTCATGGCATCTCTCCACCGGTTGGAGCCAGCCGCGTCGTGCGCGGCCAGCCTTTTCAGTTGGTCGACTTATGCGCCGCCTTCCGGTGCTTCCGGCTCGCCCCATGTCACGCCCGTCAGGTAGGCAACAGCGCTTGCGCGACGACGTGCCCAGTTGATGGTTCGCTCGGCACGGAAGCCCACGCTGTTCGTCTGCCAGAGCGACACAAGGCCGGTTGCAGGCGTTGGCGTATCGCTGTCATGCGTCGGCGCGTTGTCCATTTCGAGCGATGCTTCCATGGACATGTCGACGTTCACGTCGCCATCATCGGCCTGATAGATGTCAGACGCATTGACCAAAGCAACGATGCCGTCAGGCACATACTCGGAGACGATCACCGGCAGGCCGGAGAGAGTACCGCCGTTCATGGTGATGCCCGGGAACTCGGCCTGACCAAGCGGGTTCGTCATCAGCGAGAGAGCAAGCGCCGTAGTCGCTTCCATGATGAACACGCCAGAGGTAGGCGCATTGTTCGCAGCGATGAAGGCACCGAAGAGTTTCTTCAGGTCGGCACGAACGGCGTCGGCAGTGTTGCCCGACGACGGGATACCGGCAACGCCATTGAGGATCGACGCCGGGGAGATATCAGCAACAGCGGCCTTTGCCGGGTTGATAAAGTCGATATCCAGACGTTCGCGAAGTGCAGCGGCCAGCTGGTCACGCACGATAGCCTCGGCCGACGGCGAACTGTCGCGCAGCACTTCCATCGTCACGACAGCGATGTTTGCGACCTTCAGCGGTGCAAGATTGGTCCGGCTGAAGTCGAACTTGGTCAGCGGCTTGGCCTTGCCTTCGCCAACCCAGTAGCCGGAACCGCCCGAAGTCTGACCGATCAGCGGGACGCGGAACGGTACACGACGAAGCGACGGGAGGCCGTTGGCACCGAAGCGGCCAAGGATCGTCTGGGGACGAAGCCATTCCACGAAGTCAGCAAACAGGCTGGTTTCATCACCAACCAGATTGCCCGCCCAGTTGGCATTCCCGGTATTCGCAGCCGGTACAGCCGCCTTTGCGAAGAAGCCGTAGATTTCGCTGTCTTCGCCGTAGAGGTTCTTGGCGATCTCGCGAACGTTCACAACGTCGATTTTCGAAAGTGCCTTCACCTTTGCGAGACGGGCGAACATGATGCCCGGTTCGAGCTTTGGACCCTTCAGCATGATGCCCGAACGGGCGGCAGCGGCCTTTTCAGCAGTCGTAATCTGGTTGGCGACAACCGGCTTTGCGGCCAGGCCCTGCGCTTTTTCCAGAGTGCGGAGGCGCTTCAGGTCGCCGTCAATCTGTTCAACTTCGCCGTTGAGCGTGTCGAACTCTTCCTGTTCGGCTGCATCGGTCGATCGACCTTCGTCAATCGACTTCTGCATGACTTCGCCCATACGGGCCGATTTTGCGTTGCGGGATGCTTCCAGCGCCGCGATTTGTTCAGCAACGGTAGCCATTGCATTGCCTTTCTGTGGATTGAGGATGACTGGTTTTGTTGGGTTCCCCGCAGCGCCGGGGGCGGTTTTCGTCACGAGTGCCGGAATGCCAGACGCGGCGGGCAGTCCCGTGTCGAACGACTTGATGAGCGCGATTGCTTCCGCGTCCATATTCTTGATGCTGGTCATGACGGCCTCGGCCTGAGCCGGGATCGTCACCGCCGAGAGTTCAAAGACCTCGGATTTGGTGAAGCGAATGCCGTCATTGTCCAGAAAAGCGTATTCGAGTGCTCTGAAACCGATGGAAACAGCGCGGACAAGGCCAAGCTTGATGCTCTGCCATGCTTCATCAACCCGATCCTTCAGAACGCCGGGTTCATCAATGATGGGCAGTTCAGCCTCGAATGTGATGCCGTTGGCCGTCGGAGCGTCGAATTTGACGGTTCCTATGGGCTTATCGTGCTTGTGCTGCCACAAGAACGGCATGGGATTGGTGAATTTGACGCCTAGAGGCTCCACGATGTCGCCCACGCGGTCAGGCGTCGGTGTCGTCGCAATGCCACGGATGACGCGCTTTTCCTCGCTGATCGATTTGACTTCGAGGAACGAATAGGCGCGCTGCGCCGACAGATGCCGGTTCATGGGCAACTCTCCGTTTCTTCAGGTTTTCAGGTTGGATCAGCCCACGACCATGAACTGATAGGCCTTTTTTCGCTTCGCTTGCGGGTTCCGGCTCATGATGGTGACGGCATCGAAAAGAGCCATCACCGGGTCAATCTTGGCGTCGCCTGCCGTCTGTTTCGTGGCGCGGATCGCGGTGGCCGTCGGCTCAATCTTCAAGTTGCTGACACACCACTGCATAAGTGGGCCGCCAGCATGCTTGAATGTGCCGTTCTTCAGCTTGCGTTCTGTCGTCTTGATCGAGTTCATGAGAGCGTAGCCTTGCGGCACACCGATCAGCATCCCGTTTTCGTCGGTAATGTCGACTTCCGGGGCTGCGAGAGCGTCCACCATCTCACCCAGCCCAGCCGGGTCAACTGCGACCGATGCGAGAATGCCTAAATCCTTCGCCCGCTTGATGATGCTGACAATCGTCGCAACATCCTCCAGAGCATCATCGGTAATCGTCAGTTGCCCGGCTTTCTCCAACTCAAGCAGCTTCGAAGCGATAGACGTTCGCCTGGTCAATACGCCGCGATCACACCATGCATGAGACCAGCTAAGCCAGACCTTCATTTTCTGAACCTGCGGGAACCCGTTGACCATAACTGTTACTTTGATTTCCGGAGGCTCACGGCCAACAATCGTCAAGCCGAACAAGTCATCAAGGCCGCCGCCGTCCAGACCGACCACAACAGCCTCAGAACGCCTGAACAGCGCTTCCAAGGCCTCCATATGGGGCAGTTTCGATAGTTCTTCATCTACTCCGCTGTCCCAGAGGTCAGCACCTGGCCACCGGTTGGCGCGCAGGTTCATGCCGATCTCGATGTTGAGATGCTTGGCAAGGAAAGTCTGGGTAGTGTCGCCGTCCTCGTCCTGACCGCGCTCAACGTTCTGCAATTTGCGAAATAGCCAGTCCTTGCGCACCGATCGGCCCAGATTTGGGTTCGTCACATAGAAGTTTTCCGGCTTCAAATAAGCCTTGGACTTCACCATGCATTCTGGGAACTCATAGAGGATCGGCATACTGCGCGGATCATCAATCACGCCGTCGCGAACATTGCGAAAGTAGTCCAGTTTCTCCTTGAAAACGCCCGTAGGGGGCGCATCCGACTGAGTGGTGATGTAGATCACGAAGCCCTCGGAACGCGCCGCAAGGCCGCCCATGGCTTCCTGTAACATCGCCGCTGCGTTCGCCTTCTTGCCGAATAGCCAAAGCTCTTCAATCAGCACGAAAGCGGCCTTTTTGCCTGCCGATGTCGACGCATCCGCAGAAATCACCTTCAGGACCGCCGAAGTGACCCGATGCGTGATCTGCTTGAGATTGTCCTGCACACTAAGCAGGTCCATAAGCTCCTTGTCAGCCTTGACCATTTCGGCAGCGGGCTTGAACGAGTTATCCGCAACTTCTCGCGTCGGTGCCAGGATCAGCAATTCAGCCGCAAAACGCCAGTTCCGTATCAGTGCCGTTAGCATGATCCCGGCGACAAGCGTTGACTTGCCATTTTTCTTGCTGACCAAAAGAAAGAACTCTTCGATCAGCCGGGTCGCAGTGCTCGCATCGTAGGCACCGAAGACAGCCCGAACGATATCGAACACCCATTCATCAGAAACTTCCCCGAAGGTCGGGAAGTCGTATTCTTCCGTCTCAGGCCGGTAGACCTTCGGCATGTCCACGACCTTCAGGGCCTTGAACACCTCAAGAGCGGCTTCCGCTTCATCAGGAAACAGCGGGTCGCAGGGAACCAGCGATTTCCGATTGATGATCCTTTCTTCCCAGTCTGGGCAAGCGGTAGACCAGTGAGCCTCCATTAACTGTTACTCACAATCAGCTTGGGCGGCGCTGGCGGGGCGAACTTACCGCCAACTGCCTGCGCTGCGAGCTTCTGCTCTTCCTTCTTGCCGAGCTTCAGCTTTTTCTCCGGCTTGTCAGGGTTCCGTTTCCGGTTCGCCTCGTTCGCTGAAACCTGCTCGATCAAGCGGTTTTGCGCCGAAACATTCCCGCCCATGGCCGATTGATACCGCGCCCAAAGCACGTCTGCCCTGACCTTGGCCGTCGCAATGTCCATCTCCAAAGAAAAATGCTTGCGCAAAGTCGGCTCTGAAATGCCGATTGCCTCGGCTATCGCGTCGTTTGTCATCCCGCAGGCCTTTAGAACCCGCACTTTCTCACGAAGTTTATCCGTCGGCGCGAACTCAGGCCGACCGCTATTTTTGTTACCGGCCATGGGCGAAAATCCGTTGTGAAGAAAAAAATCGTGTTCGTGGGAGGGGCGCGGGTGTGGCGTCTGCCCCGGTTTTCCGGGCGATCCTCCCCCCGGTCGAATGTTTCACGAGGGGTGTTTCACGCTCACCACGGGTCAGGTGTGCTTTCCTCATATCCAATCGCACCTATCTTGATGCCATCGGACAGGATCATGAGCTTTGGTGCGTCCGATCCCATGAAGCGCTTCCATTCGTCGGTGAAACGCCGTGCAGTTTCTTCCGATACTGGACCATCCGTCATGAGGACGAACCTATCACCCGGCTTCGCCTCTATCCGTGCAAGGTTGCCAAGGAAGTTGACCGGCTCTTGGGCTTGGTCACTCATGTCAGGCCCTTCCGCTTTGCGTTATTCAGACTGAGGATCACCTGTCTATCGACCTCACGGCGGATATCCTTGAGCATTGCCTGATAGGCTTTGCTGTCCATATCAATCTTGATGGTCAGCTTCTCGGTGTGGTCGGCCATGGCTATTCAATATCCTTGCCTACGTTCTTCGGACTGGATCAGGCTGTCGTGTACCGACTTCGCCACCGTCTCGATATTGTTGATGTCCCAGAACAGTTCCGGGTCTCCCTTGTGAGGAATAATGTGGTTCGCAACCGGGCTATTGTCTGCCGGGTATTTGCCTATGCACAGTGTGCCGGTGCGCTTGCATGTGTAATGGTCGCGCTCCCAGACCTTCTGTCGGAGCTTCTGCCACTGGGCGGTGTAGTACCAGCGCCGCCAAGGCTGGGTTTCGTCTCTTTCCTTCAACCTGGCTTTCTCACCCTTCGGTGCGCTCAGGCGAGGCTTGAGGGTGCGGACCAGCGGGCGAATAGTCTTGATCTTCGCCAATTGGCCCTCTTGCTTTGCTGGAGAAGCCCCTGTTAATTCCCGGATAGAGAAATGGGAGGGCTGAATGTCTCTTGAATGGCTTACGGTAATAGCTGGGGCGGTATCTGCTTTGTCTTGGTTGATTTCAGCCCTGATAACGCCCGATTTTTCCATCTCGTACTGGGGCGGCCCACCTGCGCGCATCCGCAGACGTGCGACATTTGGAACCTGGATGAACGCGTCTGGAGCACTATTTGCCGCTATCGCTATCGGTGCCCAAGCAATTTCAACCTATGTCTCATTGCCTCAATAGCTCGCCAACTGCACAAACTCAGGAGCATCATCTATGAGCATCGAAAGTCCTTCACTCGAGCAAATGTACCAAGCGCTCGATCTAATCAGCGAGATTGCCGAAAAGGCTGCTACAGTTGAAGGTATCCCTCTTGAGGTCGACCAAGCCTTGGACAAGATTATTTCTCTTGCTCGCTACAAGTCGAATGTCATTGGGGCAAAACTCACGCCGAAAACGTAGTCTGTTTATTACTGGCTCGCGATATGCTTCGAACCTACCACGGCATAGAACTTTTCAACTGAGCTTCGCGACCCATCTTTTGTAGCCTGTCGAAAATGCAATCCTTGACCCCACCCGGGCGCGCTGGGTGTTCCATGTGCTCTTGAAAGCAGGGATGTTCATGGGGTCTTTGTGGCCCGGTCTCGCCGTGGCACACTTCTTCGACGTTACCGTCTATGGATGCCTTTTTACGCAGTTTTCCGACAAGCCGTCAAACCTCACTGTCAACCGATATGGTATGGTTCGGCTTTAACCGTCCATAACATGTTGACGTGTAATAGGAATTATTGCCTTTGATTTTCGGGATAGTGCGTCGATTGTAAGGAAAATATGCCTGATTTCGGGGCCAACTGGCAACACCCCGAAACCGGCTGTTTTGTCATTGTATGTGTCGCTCCGAACCAGATGGGCCATTAAACGACATATCGAAGCTGATCTTCGATCAAATCAGGTTGCGGTTCGCCTCTGGCAATATCCATTCCCGTTGTCGCCAGTTCGTCGGCTCGCTCGTTACCTGTGATCCCGGCATGGCCCTTTACCCAGCCGATGGTGATGTGATCCTTGCCGTCAAGAACAGCATCGATCTGCTGCCATAGGTCGGCATTTGCGAGTGCTTTCTTGCCACGCTTCCATCCGGCTTTCTTCCAGCTGTGACGCCAGTCATTGCAGCCGTTGACGACATATTGGCTGTCGCAGAGGATATGCACCGGCTCGCCCTGTACGGCTGCCCACCGGATCGCCATAAGCATGCCAGTCAGTTCCATGATGTTGTTCGTGCTGTCCAGCATGCCGCCACAGTTGGAATGCACTTCCACGCCATCACGGTACACGGCAAAACCCCATCCGCCATCACCTGGGTTTGGTTCACAACCGCCATCCGAGAATACCACAAGGCCAGTGGTCGGAACCTCGTAATGTTTACCAACGAGGTTTGCCTTGCCGCTCTTTCCGTCAGATTTAGCCGCCTGACGCGGTTTTGCTACTTTGGCGACGGTTGGTGCATCTTCAGGCAAACGCTCTTGTATGGCCTGCAAAATCGGAAAGCACGAAGTACCCATAGGCGGGAACTTGAACCGGGTGCCGACAAGCTGCTGAGCCATGAACGTCGCCTGGCGCTCTGTCTTGATGCTGGATGGCGATAACCCATTCTTTTTCAGCCAATCGCGCAAGGGAAAGAGACTAACGGGCCAGTCATACATTATTCGAACCCCTCTTGTTCAAACCTACTTGGAAATTTCTGTCAAACTGCCGATAGTAGTGACGCGGAGATACTACGGGGCACAGATGAATAACAGGATGTTCGGATTTTTTGCGGTGGCAGTCGCTATGGCGATCTTCCCAGCGATTATTTTCGGTGACCGCACGGCTGATGGGTGGTCGAAGTGGGTGTACGACTTTCAGACCATCATCGGGGGCACTTTTGCTATCTTTGCCGCATATATGACGGTTCAAACGATGCGCGAAACGGATGATCGTCAAGAAAGTCGCCATCAGGAACTTATGCGTCTGAACCTTCGTCGCGATTTGCTGAAAGTGAGGCGAGCCGCCCATCCTCAGCTTGAAGAAATACAAGAATGCGCACGCGACTTGATTGAAATCTCCAATATTTTTGACCGCAGAGAATACGCGGATGTGATCCGGTGGATCGATAATCATGGGAAGCGATTTTTTGTAATCGCCGCTATCAAGCACTTGAAAGATGTTTGCGCTAGAGAGCAGTTGGAGGAAGTTAAACCGCTGCTTGATCAGAAAGGCTACCGATCGTTCCAATTGGTCAAACAAAATGAAATCGAGATATCGAAGGCGTTCGAGCATGTTTTTTCTGACCTTGAGAATACCAAAATAAAAGGTATGCCGATTATAGGAAGATCGACGTGGGTATATGTACAGTTGACTAAAGCAACCGCTGCACATCTCAACAATCTCAATGAAAGCATTGTGCGCTTGGTGGAGGAGTTTCAGTAACTTCATACTGTCTCTCCGAAGATGTGCGGCAATAGGCCATGTATTTGCTGCCGCGCATATTCCCGTTCCTGTTTCTCAAATGGTGCTATCAGGCGGTACATTTCCGTATCGACACGGTTGTCCGCGACCTCACCGATCAAAAACAACTGATTGCGGAGAATTAGAGCATCCAGTTTTGTATCGGTTCCAGCCACGACATGAGAACGCGGATATCGGGCTTGTTCCTGGTCGGTGTCGTCTGTGACGATCCCCTTGTATGTGTTCGGAGCGACACTGCACACGAAGTGGATATCGAACAGTTCATGTGCTCTGAACGTATCCCATCCACCGCCACGGTTGACAAAACGTTCCATATGATCCTTCAAGCTACGATCATACGGCCCGAAAGGCTGCTGGAACACCAAGACAAACTGTCCCGACTTGATATCGACGTATCCTGACTTTGATAGGGTCATCCTGCAATCTCCGATGCTTCTGTGAAACGATAGACAGGTGGATCATTTGGACCGCTGCCGCCTGGGTGAATGCACGTGATAAGGTTTGCTTCTCGCAACACGTCACGGGCGCGCTTGAAGCGGGGCAGGGTCCACTTGAGTTCTATCGCAAAGGCTTTCGCCAGCACGAAATCCCGGCCCCAGTGGTTGCGCATGAGAATTGAAAAGAGAGCGAAGGCGTCAGGCTCGTTCGCGGCAAACTTGTCGACTATCGAGTGATCGACAACGACGCGGGCACCGTGGCCAAACCAGTTCTTGCCCTTGACCTCGTAATTCCACGCGGACGCGACAACTCTTAAAACCTCGTCAGCGGACAGCGGCTCGTAGAAATCCAGATTGCGCTCCATGGTTTTATCCATCAGTTCCTCCAACCGGCTGCAACTACGGGCAATCTTCATGCTGTGACGCCAAAGCTCTATGTTCCTTTTTCCTTCAACCTGACCTGTTACCCCTTCTGATATGTCGGGGGGGAAGGAGGGAGAGAGAGTGTTATGTTTCTTATTGGGGTATGAATTCACACCCCTTAGAACAGGCAATTCAGTCAGGTCATCCAAAGACCCTTCGACCAGCTGATATTGACCTTTGCTGCCTTTCGATGGAGGGGCGACCACGAAGCCGTCACCTAGAATATCAATCGGCAAAGCCGGATCGGGACGAACTCGCCGCGTCTCTCCATTGTGGCGATACCAAGCTTGCCAGTTGCCCGAACCACTGCGGACTATGAAAGGTGAGCGGCCATGTCTGTCGAGCGCATCAGCGAAAACACGTTCATCCGGTGTGTCGCAGTCGAGAACCACTATCTTGCTGCGCTTGCAGGCGATCCCGAACGCATCATCGTTCGCAAACTTGAGGGCGAACTGTTCGCTAGCCTTCGCACCGATCCGCAAATAGCTCTTCACCGCTGGCCGTTTGTCGCGGACGGGGAATGTCGCCACTCCCCGCGCTGCATATTCAGGCTGCCATTCTGCGAACACGCCCATGGCTAACTGACCTCCGGCAGAAACGCGGCAATGAGTTCCTTTTCCTTCAGGTCGCCCCATTCCGAGAAGGATATGCAGGAAAGCATGAACTCGGCCTTGATGCGCACTTCTTCAAGCGAAGTGCATTTCGCGTCGAGAACAGCTTGCCGGGTTGCGTCGATACCGTCATGAAATGACTTATCCACGTTGTCCCATTCCTCGCTTGGCATGGCGTGATAGGCGTCCATGCTCGCCTTGTGAGCGGCGATTGCTTCTTGAAGGCTCATTGCTTTGCCTCCTGTGGGTACAAGCGGCTCATAAAGTCGCGTTTCAGCGCCTCCGAACGATTGCGAACATCGTTCCAAGCAAAGGCAAGTTGCTCTAGCTCTTCTTCGATAATCCGAACCCGGCTGTATTCGTCATAGTTTGACGTTTGGCCGATAGTCCGATCCAGAAAATCCGCGAGAATGCCTGACATGCAGACCAAAGCCTGAAAATCGAACTCGATATCCTTAAGGCTGGATACGATTTCCTTGTCCGTTCTCATGCTGCACCGCCTGACGCTTCAACGCCCGATGCCAGTTGGCGAGCCAATGCACTGAAGTCAGCGAGATTTTCAGCGAAGAATGCTTCTTGCCGTAGAAGCAACCATGCGCGACGTTTCGCATCGTCCTGCGAAACCGGCGTTACCGAACGAGCGGTGTCGGAAACCAGTCCGGCGATACCGTCGACAAAATCCATCAGGCTGCTGAGCGTTTCGCCCGCTTCGTTGTAGCGGCCCGTCTGCTCATTCCGATACCGGGGCTGGCTGATCAGTCCGGCGAGAACATTGTGCACCGTGCGGCAGGCATCGTAACAAGCCGACATTTCATAAAGGCTGTGGCCGGTGAAGTGGTGCGTTCCGAAATACAGATTGGTGCTCTGCATTTTGATTTCCGGCATCATTGCCAGATCGGTGGAGAGTGTGGTATTGCTCTGCATGTTCTTAAAACCTTTTGCGGGGTTTGAACCATGGCTCGAAACCGTTGGCGCGGTTGTCGAGCCTTATCTTTTCTTGGTCATTGGGATGCGCCACCGATATTAGCGCGAATGCCGAGACTTGCGGCGAGAGGGGCAACGGGTACAACAATACGCCCCCCAACCTTGATTGTAGGAAAGTCACCACGCCTTGCGGCTTCGTAGGCGGCTTCTCGCGCAATTCCAAAAAACAACTTTCCAGCTTCAGGAACGGAAATCGTGGGCTTCGTCAGAGCTTCTTCGAGTGTCATTTTGCATCCTGTCCAGTTTGGGAGATATCGGCGTTACTTGTGCCGATTTTTAATCGTTAACCGAACATTCACACTTTCGCAATAGCTATTGTGCTACTTGTGCCGATTTTGTATGAGTTAGTAACAGGAAGGGTGATGCAAATGGTAAAGCCGCGAGAAAACCGCGTTCCAATCATGATGTCAGACGAGGAACTGACCGCTATTGATGACTGGCGATACGAGAACCGAATAAGCACGCGTTCCGATGCCGTGAGGCGGCTGGTACAGATCGGGTTGAGGGTCGATAGGCACTTTGACGCCCTCTATGACAACCTAAACGACTTACGCGATTTAATGCCGCGAATGATCGATAACTTGGATAACACGGTGAACGGGGCTGATGATGAGGCCTATTCCACCAGAGCGCTAACAGAAGTTCTCATGACCTTTATGAACCAAGCAGAAGCCCAAAAAAGAATGATCAACCTTCTGTATGGAGTACTGGGCGAGGCCGCGACCCTCAAAGACGCAAAAACTACAGCGCAGGCTATCCAAGAGGCTGATGAAGGTGCAGATAAATATTATGCTAGTATCAAAGAGGTTCTTAAGCCGCTTGCTGAGAAGTGGAAGGACAGCGAATGAAAGGCCATATCCGCGAACGCTCGCCCGGTAAGTGGGCAATCGTCCTTGACGTTCCTGATCCGGAAACTGGTCAGCGCCGCCGGAAGTGGCATACATTTCATGGCACGAAGAGGCAGGCCCAGGTGGAATGTGCTCGGCTGGTTTCGGAGCTTAACGGCGGCATCTATATTGAGCCTGACAAGACCACTATTGCGCAATTCCTACAGCGCTGGCTCGACCATGTGAAGCCGACCGTTTCCCGCAAGACGCACGAGCGCTATGCCGAGCTTTGCAATCAGAAACTCATCCCTGCGCTTGGTGACACCGTTCTTAACAAGCTTAAGACTGAGCGCATCGATAATGCGCTTTCGACTGCGCTGGTATCTGGGCGACATGATGGCAAGGGTGGGCTTTCACCAACGACTGTAAGGCACATGCGGCGCGTTCTGGTCATGGCGTTGAAACAGGCTGTGGTCTGGGGATTGCTGCCTAAAAATCCCGCTGAAATGTCCAAGGCCCCAAAGATCGATCGAAAGCCTATGGCGGCTTACGACGCCACCCAAACGGCAAAGTTGCTTGAAGCGGTGGAAGGCAAGCGCCTGCATATCCCAGTGCTGTTGGCGGTCATGTGCGGATTGAGGCGAGGGGAGATTGCAGCACTTCGTTGGAAGCATGTCGATTTCGCCGGATCGCGTCTGATGGTCATCGAAAGCGCAGAGCAGACGAACAAAGAAACTCATTACAAAGAACCGAAATCGGGCAAGGGACGCGTTGTCGATCTTCCGGCGTCGGTTGCCTCCGCATTGCAGACGCACCGCGCCAAGCAGGCCGAAAATCTGTTGCTGCTTGGAATACGATTGACTGACGATACCTTTATTGTTGCCGATCACGAGGGCAAGCCATTTCAGCCTCGATCATTGACCGATGCATGGCAGGATTTGATAAAGGGGCTCGATCTTCCTCGCATTCGTTTCCATGATCTCCGACACACGCATGCCACGCAATTGCTTGCCGCTGGGGTCCATCCGAAGATTGCGAGCGAACGGCTCGGCCATTCTACTATCGGGATCACGCTTGACCTGTATTCGCATGTCATGCCGGGAATGCAAGCGAACGCCGCCGCTCAGATTGACGCCATGATCAGTAATGCGGTAGCAAAGAAGGGAAAATAGAAATGGTAGCAATTGGGTAGCAAAACGCCGCTTCCAGCTACTACCAAGTCGGAAATTCTGTAATAAATTCAATATCTGGAAGGGATGCATGCCCGGTGGCATGTCCGGACTTCAAATCCGGGAGGGGCCGATAGACGGTCTTTGGTGGGTTCGACTCCCATTCTCTTCCGCCATTCGGCTTTTCCGATCATCTCGAACGCACGATGCCCAGCACATTGCGCACCACTTCGTCTTGAAGCGGGCGCTGCTTCTCGATGTTGAAATGGCCGATATCCTTCATGCCTGAAAAATCGCGGTTGTCGAGGCTTCCCCTGAAACGTGGCCCGGCCGTCAGCGGCAGGCCCCAGCCGTGCTGCTTGAAATAGAAGTTCACCACACGTCTTATATTGCCGGGCAGGGGGGCGGGGGCGGTAGCGGCAAAGGTCGCCATATAGGCAACCTGGATGCCCTTCTTTTCAAGCGCCGCTGCAATATCGATAACGGCATTGGCGCCCAGCGAATGGCCGATCAGCACCACCGGCGCACGCGGATTGTTTCTCTGGTCGGTGAGAATCCGGTTCAGCACAAAACGCCAGGCCTGATGCCCCTCGACATGCGCGTCGACGCCGTTGGCCTGCAACTGCCTGCCGATCTCGTCGATGCCGGTGGAGAAAATATCCCCGAAGCCGCGCAGAAGATAGACATCGGCCTGCGGCGCGGTTCGCGAAGGCGTTCTGGGCGCTGCCTGCGCCGCGCCGCCACAGAGGGCGAGCGCCGCCCCCGCAAAGATCAGGCTGCGGCGGGTCATTTTCGAATGCAAACTATCGGGCTTTGAAACCATCTTCGACTACCTGTTGGGGCACGTTCGAAAATGGCTTTCGAACGGAACGCATCGAAAGAGTATTTAGAGCGCCGATCCGCTTCGGCCAAATCACTAGAACTTGAGCTATATTTTGATCTTCGGGATGACGCGGCCCGTCCTGCGCGCATAGTCGTCATAGGATGCGCCGAACGCCGCGCGCATCATCGCCTCCTCGTGGCCGACCCGATAGAAATAGAGGATGGCGACACCGACAAGGCCCGCCAGCCCCGCAAACCAGTTCGGAAGCAGGCAGAACTGCGCAATCGCCCACAGCCAGAACGACAGATACATCGGGTGGCGGACATATTTATAGAGCCCTTCGGTCACCAGCTTGTGCTCGCGGCGGATTTCAAGCGAGACCGACCAGTTCTTGCCGAGCTGCCGGTGGCTTGCATAAAACAGCCAGAGGAAGGCGATCTCGACAATCACCCCGATCCAGGCGAGCCACGGCTGGAAGGCATAGTCGGCAAAGGCGGGAAAGCCGGTTGCGACATAGACGATCGGGATCAGCGAGAGGCCGACAGTCGCCGCCCCCAGCGCCAGCCTGTCGGCCAGCGTCCTTGCATCCTTCGCAACCTTGATCTTGCGCGCGCGCCGCTGGTGCGGAATGCGGATGACGACCCAGGCGACAAGCCCGATACTCCAGACGATTGCAGCCAGTGTCGGTGTCAT